AAAACCTGTGTCTCTTCCAGTTTGCCCCCAATCAGACTGAAGTTCTTCTACATATAAAACTTTTTCTCCGTTATAATCTCTATCTGTTGTGCGTATATGGAACAAGTTATTTTCATCATCAGAAAAATGTACACCTTCTGTAAATTTAACCTCGTCATCATCTAATTGAAAACGTAACTCCTGATAATTTTTTCCATCAGGTTCAACACGATCTGACCATCGTGTATCACCTTCCATACCTAAATCACCATTTGTTTCAGCTAATCCCCTAGCTTGCACTTCTGCTTCATCTAAACTATAAATCTCTAAATCTCCAGATTCTTCCATTTGCATATCATATCGTTTTTTACCATAAGAAGTAGCAAAAGCGTTTCGCCATGAACTTGATTCTGATTCAGTTTCAAAAATTAGATAACCAATTTCATCATTTCCAGTTATTGTGTAACCAGTTTTAGAATCTACATATTTCATAACTGGATCGCTATAATATTCTTCTTCTGCCATTTTGACAGCTGTATTATAATCAAGCGTTTTTCCATATACCTCGTTTTGACTTGTGTCAACTTCATCCATTAACTCACTAGCACGCTCATCTATATAATTATCACCATAAGTTTCTTCTGGGGTAAGTTTTACACCCTCACCAAAATCCATAGTAACTTCAGATTGGCCTGTTGCTACTACTTCACGCAACTTGATTCGATTATCATTAATATGTTTTACAATATCGTCTTTGGTAATTTTCTTTTCTTTAAACACATCTTCTAACCCTAGCCAATCAATCTCCTCTTGTTTGACCCCAGACTTTAAAAGCATTTGTTTGAATTGTTGTCCTGTACCTTTTTCTTGTTTTAACTTTTGTGTTTCTTCTAATGCTTTACTGTAAAAACCAAAATCGTCTGTTGTACGTTCTACTGCTGGTTGTTTTTGTGCATTAATTTTTTTTGGCATTGCATCCCCTGGTTGAATAGCACCAGTAGGTCTAGGAAGTGGGGCATCTAAATTTTGTATTACGTCTTTTGTTTTTTTAACACCTTTGGCTGCACCTTGAACTGCCAACTCTGTTGGTTTACCTAATGCTGCAAATTCACCAATTGTTTCATATGGATTTTCTCCATCACCAACTTTTCCAATGTTTTGATCGAACCATTTTTTTACTTCTTCAGTTGTTGGAGCAAGTGTTTCCTCATTGACATCAGCACCCAAACTATTAGCAACAGTTCTAACTAACCCTTCAAGATCGCCAGGTAAACCAACTGTTCCTTGCGTTACACCTTTTACAGTTGCAGCACCAACATCTAAATACTGGTCGGCAACATAACCAATACTTTCTAAAATATCTTTTACTTCTGGGGGGTCTTGTATTTGTCGAGCAGCAGATTTTTCCATCTGAAACCTTGCTTTACCACTTGCACCAGGAACAGCAGCTGGTATCCTATTTACCATGTATTTTTGTTCAAAAGATGAATAGTTCATTTTTAATTTTGCATTTCTTTAATTGGGTTTTTATACAAAGATTTTCTTAATGTTTCATATTTACTATCAACCTCAGTTTTTAAAGTTCCATCTTTATCGTATAAATTTGTATAAACTTCATTTAAAAATTCAAATTTATTAAAATTTTCTTTTAATTTAATTCTTTCAGATTTTTCAAAGTTATATAAAATTCTTTTTGCTTTTTGCAATCTTTGTCTTGTAGTTGAACTATCCAACACTCCAAAATTTATTCCCTCTGAAGTAATACCTAAAATTAAGTTTTCAATTTGTCTTTCTTCTCTTGCTAATGAACTGCGAAAATTGTTTGAAAATTTTTGCATTTGTTCTTTGTTTGCACCAATAAAAAACGCTTGTTTTCTTACTTCATCAAAAGTTTGATAAAAATTTCGATTTATTTGATTAAGCAAAATTTCTTCATCAGATATAGTTGCTCCCCTAGCAAACAAATTTTCTATTTCTTTTCTTCCTACAAAAGAATTACCATCAATAGTTCTAAGATTTAAAATGTCATTTTTAATTGAATTTAATTTTTCTATATCAGGATAAATTTTATTTTCTTCTTCTGTAAGTTTTCCTAATAATTCTTCAAACTTTTCTTCTACAACTAATTTATTTTGCTCAAGTTCTTTTTCTTTTCTTGCCTCTATATCTGTTACGTTTTTTAAAACTTGAGATACAACTTCTTCTCTATCTTTATTTTTAAGATTTGATAAAAATCCAGACATCGAACCGGCATCAAGTTTTTTTATTTTATTTAACTTTTCAGAAATTGATAACCTAGGGTAAAAATCATTGCTATTAACATAGTTTGCAATCGCATCTATTTTTAATTGCCTAATATCATCTTTTAATTTTTGTGATAAAACCGGTATTTGAGTAACACTTATATTAGAACTAGCAATTATATTAAGTCCTTCATTCTCTAATGCTTGTATAAGTTTTACGCTTTGAGGATTAAACTCTTTTACATTATTGTTTATTACTGATTGTATTTCTTGTTTAGCATTTTCTATACTTAGGTTTAGTTGATTTAATGTTAATGCTTGATTCCTTTTTATATCTAATTCAATTGCTTTTTGATAAAGAGTATTACCTAAACTAGCAGCACTTGCTCTAAACTTTACTGCAACCTGTGGATCAAGTTTTCCAACTGTACCTGTATAACCATCTATAATTTGATTTGCTCTTTCTAAAACGTCAGAATGTTTTAAAGCACCTGATTCAATATCAGGCTGCATAGTCAACATTTCAGTTTTAGCTTGTATTAGTAATTGATTTGAAACTTGACTTGCTCTAAGTTTTTTTAATATTTTTCCTCTGACAGTAAATTCATTTCCTTCTAAATCTGAAACATCACCTTTGCCAACAATAACTTTTAATTGCTCTTGAGTAACAGGATTTTCAGCTGAATATTTTAATGCCTCATTTTCAATATAATTTGTTGCGATTGGGTCTAGCATTTTTGCTAATCTATTTTTTACATTTGCTCTAGTGCTTTGATAATTAGCAGCCTCTTGCATCCCTGTAAATTGAGTAGATCGCAAATTAGTTGCCCTTGCTGGAGTAGATCCAACATTGTCAAACAATGATTGTTGTTGATATCTTAGCTGCGCCATTATTATTTCCTAAATGGTGCAAAAACTGAATCAGCTTTTGTAAGAAAGTTTGCTCCGGTTTCAAGCAATGTCTGATCTGCAAGTAACCCACCAGATTTTTTAGCAAAACTACCAGCTGTTCTAAACTGATTTGCTTGAAGTTTAGCTGCTGACTTATCATAAAGTCCTTGCCTAATTGCTGAAATATACATTGCTCCAGCATCCTCAAAACCCATAACTTTAGCATTGAGTGCGTTGTAGTCTAATAAAGTTAAATCAAACATTGCCTCGTCTGTATTAGACTGTTGCAATCCAGCAATTGATCCACTTCCAAGACTAACTCCATTTGCAGCTGCTCTTGCTCTTAACGCAGCATTAGTTGCTCTCATGTTTTTTAAAACACGATTGCCTTGAATCATATAATTTCGTGCTTGGATTTTAGATTGAATTAAACGTCTACCGGCTTGTATCGTTCCAATCTTTTCGGTTTGTTCTGCTCGAATGTCTGCGAGTGCTAAAGTATCAATAGCTTTTAATTCATACAAACCAGCTTGGTAAATACCAGCAGCTTTTTGTGAACCAGCAGCTGCGATTCCAGAACCAAGTTGTAAAAATGGTGAGGCTGCACCAGCTACTTGTCCAATTGTATCAAACACCGAATTCAAATTCATTTAAGTTCCTTGATTAACTGCAACTTTATATTCCAAACCTAACAACGTCATTTTTAATGGAAGGTCTTGAGTTACTGTGACCTTTGCATCTTTGCTATAACCTAAAATTCCATCAACTTTTTTTACACCTGTGAAAGTGGGAACTGCTAAATCAAATAAAGGATTATCTAATTGTCTAAAAGAAATTGTCTGGTCATTAATTTTTAAATGTTGAGTATTATTAACAATCGCTGACACTTGCAAAACTCTTTTTTTAAAACTTGTTCTTGTTCCAGTTTTTAATTTAACTTCAATTGGCATTGTTGAAACAGTAGTTGTAAAAGGCAAACCAACTTCGTAAGAACTTGTTGAGGCTCTATCAAAAGTTACACTTGCATTTGAAACAGTTTCGTTTGACTGTGGTATGCCATCTGTTAATACAGCAACATTTGTTGCAGTATGAGGCAATGAAGTTACTGATGCAGTTGCTACCGATCCTAAAAAAGAACAATCGGTAAATGAATTATCATTAAACTCTTCAATAAAAAATTTATTTGTAGAATTAAATGTTCTTTTTGTCGCAACATAAATATCTTGAACATCACAGTTTACATCTATAAATTCACCTGTAGTTGTATACTTACTTGGAGCAACTACATTTTGACTTCTCATAATTGAAAAAACTGCAAGTGATCCATCGTCATCATTACTTATTAAAAGTAAATCTCCCTCATCGGTTGACGTTGCTCTTCTTAATGCCATTCGTTTAGGACTTTTTAGTAAGTGACCACTTAATAAACTTATTTTAGAAGTAATGTAAGTTAATTGTTGATCGCTAAATAAAAATTCATTTAAACTTTTTCCTTGCCGTTGAACAAATACAGTTCCAGATTCTAATGGTATTGCTTTTGTTCCAGGCTTTGTTCCATGCCTTGAAACATTTTTAAAAATCATAGTGAGTGGGGTAATTGGATTTGTTGATGATTGTGGAACAAAATGCTCGCCACCAGTTGTAAAGATTTGTAAATCTCTGCCAGACATAATATCAACGATAGAATTTAATTGGTTTGTATCAAGTGTTGCCTCGACTGCATCATCATCCAATAATTCAGTTGGTTTAAAATCAAAAAACAATCCTACCTTTGATCCCCAAATTGTTGATGGTCTTGACTTACTTCCACCAAAATATAATCTGCCCTCATGAAAAATTACAGACTTTGGAAAACCTCTGCTGACAGACCAAACATTTTCATAACCTTGTTCTAAATCCCAATCACCAGCTGAGATTGTTGAAGTATCAAAAAATGGATATTCTGTTACTGCTTTAACTTCTTTTGCCGAAACAAATTGTAAAATTCTTGCTCTACCTTGAGGCTCTGCATTTACATATTGATTAACATGACTACTTGCAAAAGCAGATGCGCTTGAAGTGATTTGTATTTTTCCAGAAACAATCGATGGTGTAATATCAACAGTTGGATTTGTAACACTTAGTGAAAAAGGGTACAAAGGAACAGAATCAAAAGTTGCTGAACTTATTGTCCAAGTTGCATCACTACCACCTCTAATTAATTTTAAAGGCGATAAATCTTCATGTGTAATAATCATCGTGTCGGCTGACTGAACATAATTCATTTCGTTCAGCATTGCAGAAGTAATACTTGTTGTTAAAAAATTATTACCAGAACTATTTATATTTGTAATTTGTGTACCATCTTTTATAACCGACATTCTTTCATGCGTAAAAACGAGCATATAAGAGTCATCAACAGAAAATTCAAATGGTACTAATCGAACACCATTAGCAGCAGAGGCCGAACCTGTATCTGGCAACTCCATAATATGTTCTAAACCAGGCCTTCTTTTTAAACCACCTTGGGGTTGTATTACAACATTTGTTGCCTCGCTAAGCGCGTTTTCGTATGCTTGAATATCAACTCTTGATCGCAATAATGGATCAAGTTCACCTGTTGTAAAGTTCGTTTGCATATCAATGAAACGAGCCATTTAAAACCTCGCATCAACTAAAATAAAATCATCTATTACATTTGATGGATTACCTTGACTATCCATTACCATTGCTTGTCTAGCAAAACCACCTCTGCCATTTTCACCTGGTGTTCCAGTTGCTACGATCTGCCAATACTGTGATTTATTTTCTTGCTCGGTAATCGGAAAAGCAAAATGCCAAGCACACATGTACTTCAACAACTGAATAAAATATTCTGGCATTGCAAACTCAGGGGTACGATAAGGATAATCAACAAAAATAGTTTCTTCGTTAGTTAATAATAAATCACCTTGCATTTCAAAATCTTTAAATGAACTTGGATTTATTTGATTCGTAATAAAAACTTGTCTTGGATTACCTAGTCGATCCCCAGGCATTTGATATTGATACTTCCATTCAGAAGTTGGAGTTGTTAATAATCTTGCAAGTTGTATTTTTTTAAATGCAAAACTCCAAGGAAACATCATTAAAGTTGTATCTCGTATGTCTGGATATAATCTGTCAGCAATATTGCTTTCATCATTGCCTTCTGTAAAAGAAGAAATGCTCTTTGCACCTAAGAGCAAAAGAGCATCAGAACAAATCGTAACAGCTGTATCTCCAGCAGCCATGTTTTTCCTAACTTATAAAATGATACCCCAGCAAAAAAAAGGCTGATTTTTTTAAGGGTGTGGCTGGGGCATCAAGTGTTAATTAATAATTATTAATCAGTATCAGTATTAGCGATTGTCATTCCATCAACAATGTCAATACCTGTCGCACTAACACCGGCAAAATATGTCAACACACCTCTTGCAGAACCATCATTGTCTGCGTAAAGATAAAGTGCATCACCATTGCTTACCATAGTATTTATGCCAGAAAAATAATTATGAGTGTTCACATCTTCAGCTGTGTCTGTCGTGGTATAGCTAAACATTTTTGGAGCATTACCACTAGCACTCGCTAATGTGACGTTTAAGTTTTTCTTATCAAATGCCATTTTTAAGACTCCCTACAAGTAATTTTAACTATGCCTTCTGCATCAATTGCAACTGCTCCAGCTTGGAACATACAAGCAACTAAAAAAGAAGTTTTCTCTGGCACATAGTCAATTTTGGTTCGGACTGGTAAACCTTCAGCTAAACCAACTGACGATTTATGCCAGGCATAACAATCTCTGTCTGACGTAGATGAAGAGATGGGTAATCCACCTTCATCCCGATCCCCAAGTACATAAAAGTTAAACCCTAGGAACGTATTTACCTCGCCACTTACTAAGGCTTTTACAGAATTGAAGTCGCTTGAAGTGACTGATGTTTCTGAAAGTAAATTGGATAAACTGTTTGCATGAATTGCAATGTGTCTATCACCAGGGGGAACATTTTTTGCATCAAGCTGCTGTTTAGCTGATCTTAATTTAGCCACATTTAAATTGGTAGTTGAACCACCAACTGAATTAGCAACTGTTAAAGAAGTTGAACTTGCAACCAAAGCATCAATAATTTGTTGGTCATAACGTCTGCCAATTGAATGACTTAACATTTCAACAAGTTCTCTTTTCTCGTCAAAGTTCACTCTGTTTGCAGAAAAAATATCTGAATATTCTGCTGCAATCCAATCTTTGAGAGTTGCAGTTACTTGAGAATAAGTAGCATTAATTGGTACAACGTCTGTTTGAGGCACTCTTTCTGAGGCAGTACCAGTTCCCATTTTTGGAAACTTATATGTGTTTCCTTCGACACCAGATTTCAACCTAACGCAACCATTAAGGGTCATGCTACCTTGATAAGCCTGATGGACTTCTGTTGAAAATAATTCAACAAAAGAACTAGATAATCCTATAGCCATGTGAAAATCTCCACTAGTTAATTAAAAATAAATTTTTTTTCGCTAGTATTCTTGACAGCTCAAGGCTAACTTGCATTTTAAGGTTTGCCACCTGGGGGGCATAAAGAAATTTATGCTAGTCCTTGCAAGTATAATAATAAAAAATAATTCTGTTAGCAATAGCTACTTTTGATATTTGTACAAAAAAAAGATGGGGGGAAAGGGAAGCCCCCCTGGAGAAATTAATTTGGATATCTTTGGGCAAAAAGATTTTCAACTTTTTTGCGATAACCTACATCAGTTTTGTAACGGCTATCACCAACCATTGCTTTTAATTCTTCATCGCTAACCGCACCTTCAAGAGGTTGTGATTCAATTGGGATTCTTCCCTCATAACTTTCTCTAATTTTCATTAATGCTTTTAAACCTCTTGCAGTTCCACCCATGATTTTAAATTCTTCAAAATCATCTGATGACCAAATACCTTTCTCAACAAAACCTCTTGCCCATGTGGCCATTGATTCAATATGTTGATTAGCATTTTTACCTAATAGTTTTTTTTCTTCTTCTGCATCAATAGAATTGTCAGGAGCAAGTTCTGCAAGTTTTAATCCTAAGTCAGTAATTAAATTATCAAACTGATTTTGAGATAAATTATTTTCTTTTGCAAAATTTAAAAAAACATCTTTTGCCGGATTGTCTTTATCAAAATCATCACCAAGTTTTTCTAATGAATATTCCTTTGGAACTTTATGCTTTCCTTGAGAAATAATTTTTCTCATGTCGGCATAACTTTTTGACATTTGTTCCAACATAGGTTCTTGTTTTTCTTCATCCCAAAACTGTTTTGGAAAATAATCAGGAACATCAATTTTTTCTGAAGCTGTATCTTTTTTTTCATCAACTTCTAAATGTGAAATTTCTGTATCATTTTCTAAAGTTTTATTTTCATCAACAGATTTTTGGTCTGCCAATAATCCTTCAGTTGGTGTTTCATTTGTTGATTCGTCAACCTTTGTTTCTTCAGTTGTTGTTTCTTCAGACATCTAACGCCCTCCTGATTCGCAATTGCATTTCTCTTACTAAATCTTTTTTGCCTTCTAAAAAATAACCGGTTGAATGATCTGCGCCAGGAATAAAACTTGCTTTGTTTATCGTTTGATCCACTAACCATGCCATTAATTTTTTCCCCTCAGTTGTTCCAAAAACTTTTAAAAAAAGTTTGTCAATTTCTGGAATTTTTTTTAATGTTGCACGTTCAATATGTTCTATATCATCCCAACCAGCCATTATTAATTCATCCCTTCTGGAACAGTAGCTTCTCCACCACCTTGAGCCATTTGTTGTTGTTGTTGCGCTGCCATCATAGCAGCAACTTGTTCAGCTTTTGCTCTTTCTTCAATCATTACTGCACGTTCAGCAGCATCATGCCTGACTTCACTTGGCACTCCAAGTTTGTCACCAAGATAATCCACCAATGCAGACTTATTAACTGCGTATTCACCTTCAGCACCCATTGGTTGGGTGAGTTGAATAAATTGAACAATAGAATTTATTTCTTCCATATTTTGAGCCATTGCAAGTGGACTTGATGGAGAAACTTTTACTTCTAAACCATTAACGTTTAATGGTAAATTTATCATTCCTCTTTCATCCATAACAGCCAAAGTTTTATCAACAATAGGAATCATCGTTTCATTAATCAATCGACCAAAAGCACTTCCCAAGTTTTGAGAAAGTTCTTTCATTCGCTCGACAATTTCTGTTGCTGATCTTGCACTCATGTTGTCTGGGGGTAAACTTTCATCTAATAAAATTTGTTTAATAGCCATTCTCAAATCATTAATAATTAATTGGCTAACATTAAAATCTCCGGCTCTTGGTAAAGGCCTCAAACTTTCACCTTGCGATCCACCATTTCGTGCAACAGGAATAATTGCACCTGGAACTATTTTTACTGTATGAGGATTTAGGACACCATCGTCTTGCGCTGTGAATACAGGCATAACAGCAAGGGTTGCATTTTTTAACAATAACTCTTTAGTTTTGTTTAAAGTTTTTATGTCGGGTAGGGCAGTTAAAAGTAAACCTCTGCCATAAATTTCACCAGCAACTTTCATATAACGGCTAATAACGAATGGTGAATTTTTCATACGTCTATAAACTAATTCTTCTTTTGAGGCTTTATCAATAACGTGATAACACCAATCGCCTTGGTCATAATCTTTAATTGTTGCCTCAATTAAATCTACTTCATCAGTCGGTTTATCTTTAATGCGAGTTGCAACCGACTCAGGCAGCTTTGCATCTGTCCATTGCTGAGTAATTGATTCGCCTTTCATTCTCATTTTTCTATAAACTTTATCAATTTCACCATTTGCACCTTCTTCAAAACTAACCAAAAAAAGTGGGATAGGAATAAAATTAATTGGAGAATTTTCGTTACCAGGTTGAATCATCATTACAGCTGTTCCAACAGATAAATCTAATAAAAATTCACCCATTGCAATATCAAAGTTTGAGTTTTTTAAAACAGAAAACATTGTATCTGTGTACTCATCTAAAACTGCTTGAACTTCTGCTTGTTGTTCAAATGGAATTTGATTGCCAGGTTCTAATCTGCACCATCTTCTTTGTGGGGGGAAAACACCTGATTGCATCCGATTAGCAAAACGTGCAGTTGAGTGGATTGCTGTTGAGTCAAAAACTCTTGTCATCTTTTTTTGACCTTGGCTTGAACCTTCATAATATCCATACAACTGTCTTTGGGGAATTGCAAATTCATAAGCATCAGAATATAAATCTTCCCAAACATCTTTTTTTCTTTGCGCTAATTCAAAACGTGAGATAACTTGTTGAGTTGATAATCTGTTGCCTTTAATTTTCATAATTAATATTTTTTCTTTTTTGTCATTGCTGTTTTAGCAGCTGCAATAAAGTCTGATTTTTTTGGCGCACCTTTATCACCTGGACTTCTCATTTTTTCTTTTGACCCAGCTTTAATTCTTTTTCTTTTTTTATGAATGTTTTCATATAATCCTGGCATTACATTTTCTCCTTATGCGTTTTCACCTGACAAAATTGGTCTGCCTCTTAAAGTTCTTGCTCTTACCATTGCAGTTTTTTTTCTGCCAGTACGTTTCAAAATTTCGTTTGTTTCAGACTCTAAGAGTTCTTGTTGCCTTGCAACACTTGCTTGAGCTTCTTCAGTTTCTGCTTGAATTGTTTCCAACTCAGCAGCACTTTGTCTTTGCAACTTTGCAAAACGTGCGTTAAATTCTTCTTCATCCATTCTTCTTTTTTCTTGTAGTTTTTGTATTTCAATTTTTTCTTTTTCAATTTGATTATCCAATGCAGTAAATGGTTTTTCATACAACTCAAGAAACTTATCTTGATCAAACGTAGGTGCAGTTGCAGTAAACTCTGGTTCTGGTGCTAAACCAATAATTTTTCCATCTGCAAAACCAAAAGTGCCATCTGCAAATTCAACACCTTGCTTAGTATTAAACCTGGGCGTTTCATAAGTAATGCCGGTGAGAGGATCACGATAAACTTTTTTTTGAACCCCACGCACACCATAACCACCAGGGCGATTTATATTTTCAATTAATTCTGCCTGTCGAATATCACCTGTTCTTGCATAAGTTCCAAAACCTTGTTCGGTTTGTGTAACAAAATTATTTTGAAATCTTCTATTGCCAACTCCACCTTGCGTAATAAGTGATTGTGTTCCACCAAATTGAGCATCAGGAATTCGCATACCATCCATGTAAAAACTTCCAATGTAATTATCGTATTGACCAGAATAAAGTTCGTATGCCTCATTGTATGTATCAAGTGCTGTTTGATAATCTCTGTAATAATCTAAAGCAGTTGCCATTTAAGCCCCCAGCGTAGTTTTCAAACCAGGCAAACCAAGTTCTGGATTTAACCTTGTCTGGCTTAATAAACCTCTACGTCCACCTCGTCTTCTTCTGGCTTTCGCAGTCGCAGAATCTTTTTCACCTTGTTCTCTTCGTCTATCTTCAATTTCTTTTTGTAATGCTGCCTCTCTTTTTTGGGCATCGGCTCTTTGCTCCTGGTATCTCTTTGACTCTTCTTGTAAAGCCTTTTGGCTTGTTTCAAATTGTCCACGTTGAACACTAACCATTTCATTGTAAGCATCAATTTGTTTTTGCCTATCAGCACTTGCAGCTGCTTGTTCGTCTGTCAACAAAGTTAATCTGTCTTGATTATCTTGCAAAGTTTGATCATAAAAACCAGCTTGTTGTTTTCTATTTTCTTCTGCCTCTGCTAACGCATCTTTAGCTGCCTGATTGGCTTGTTGAGTTGCAACTCTTTGCTGTTTTCTGGCTTTTTTTGCTTGTTTACCAGCATATAACGCACTAAAAACAGTTGCTACTGCTGCCCAAGGAAATGCCATTTTTTTATCTCCAATTTTTTTTAACTATAAAAAAATCCTACGTTAATAAATTGCTTGATACAACCAAAGTGATATCTCTTATAAAGAAAAAACATCAAAATCTTGTACGGCATTTGCACGATTTGATCTTGAAAAAAAATCATTGCTTGATCTGCCAGTTGTCATTCGTTTGTGTTCACCACCCCCAGTTAATAAATATCCATAGGCATCACCAATGTGCGATGATTCGTTTTTGTTTGGCATATCTTTAAATCGTTCTTGCCCAGCACCAACATTGACACGTTTAAAATGATAACCACCACTTAATGCTTTTCGCAGTTGCTTACAATCAACATTAACCATTAAACCTGGCTTTCCTTTTATTAATCGCAACATTGGAGCAGCACCAGCCTCACGCCTAACTTTAAAATTATTACTTGGTGCTGGTTGAGCATTTAAACCAATTGATCTTAAATGGTCAAACGCAGTTGTTTCGTAAACAGCATCCCTTTGCATTCCGGCTGGATCGCCATAGATGTTGATTTCTGCTTTTGGAAATCTTGTATTAATTTCTGTCAAAAGTTGATTTGCAAATCTTTCCAAGCCCATATCGAAAGTAACAACTTCATGCAAAATTACCCAAACGCCTGATAAATGTTTTTGGCCAATAACAGCGGCTGGAGTTAATCCAAAATCAAGTCCAATAATTAATGGCAAAGAATCTTGATATTCAACAACCCCTGACATAATTTGATCGTTATATTCTTCCCAAACACTTTTTCCTTCTTTCACAAATGTGTATTGCCCAGCTGCGTAACATTGAATCCAATCTAAATTTTTACCTGGTAACATTTGCTGATAATAACCAGCCGGTAAATTGTTTAAATTTTCTGCCTTCTCGTTTACCTTCCACCATTTTCCAGCAGCAAAGGTATGATCGTTTGCCTCTGGGTTCTCAGGCAATTGATCTGGTGAAACTTCAATCACACCTGGGGGTTGCTTAAAAAACTTCCATGCGTGTTTGCCTCGCATATCAGTTTGTTCACTTAAAACATGATACCAATGGTCACTATCCATTGGGTTTGTGTCCATCCACAATCCATGCCACGTTGCACCACCATCTCTTTTAGTGGGATACCTTCCAACTCTGTGTGTAATTCCATCAATTACTGCTTTTGGTAATTCCCTTGCCTCACTAACAAATGAAGTTGTCAATTCCAGAGAAAGTAATTTGCGAATATCTCTTGGGGTATCCAGGGCGATAAACAAAACTTCTAAATCAATTCCACTTGCACCTTCTCTAGCTGGTAAACGAATGTGATGCGTAATAGGGGGTGTCCAATTCATTGCACCAAATACATTTTCTGGAAATAACTCTAACCAAGTTTTTATGGTTGTTGTTTTTAACATTGGATAAGAGTTTCTAACAATTGCACATCTTGAATATCTAATGCCATCAACAGGACTTGGTTTTTGTTGTACTGCTCTTATCATCACTTCAGCGCAACAAGCATAAGTTTTACCACTACCAACAGCACCCATAATTCCTCTGACAAAAGCATTGCTTTGTAAAAATTTATAGACTGTGGGTGATTGACTAAAATCTAAATTTAAACCAGTTTCATCAATCTTTTTACTTGTCTTTTGTTTTGTCCTGGGCATAGTGTTCAATCAGTTTGTTTAAATAAAATTTTGCTTTTAACAGATCTTCCATTGGGTCTTTGTGTTTAAATCGAAATCGCCAAACATAACGAATAATGTGTCCTATCCATTGGGCAATTTTTCCTTCTGCCCCTTCAGCAGCAGCCTCACACGCATCAATACATTCCACTTTGCCTCGCGTGTAATGTTTTGGATGTTCTACTTTTTCTTCAAGATACGCTAACTCTACTTCTTTCTGAAACAACTCTACAAACTTATTAGAAAGAGAAATATTAGGTTTTTCTTTTTTTTTCATTGAAAAAATTCTAATTGATTTTTATTAAATTTTTTTGGGGTTTGCAAAACATCTATTTTATTTGCATAGTCATATGGATGTATGCCTTTATCTTTAAAATTTCTTGCGACATTAGTCGAGTCAGCACTTGCTAGTGGATAAATGTCACCAGATAAATTTAACATTCTCATTCCATGAATCCAACAACCACTGTTGCCTTTTTTTTCTAAAAACTCAAAAACTTGATCCATTCTTTGCCTCCAAGGTTGTGAATTTACTTGCCAAAAAATTCCAGAACTCCCTAAAGCAACTTTTGGAAATTCGTTAACAAGTTCCCACAACCAATCTAAATTTAAATGCAAGTGATAGACAGGACAGCTTATGTTTTTTGAAAAATACCATTTACTAATTTTCTCTCTTTGTTGGTCTATGTTTCCGTCTATTACATCTGGTATGACTGCCCAATGTGGGGGGCAAACATATTTATCAACCCAACCATAATATTTTTTTTCATTAAATTCGTAACCATTTGTTTTGGCCGAAAACGCTCCATTGTCAAACATCACACTTTGACCGATTTTTAAAACAGTTTCTAAATTATCTGGCCTTGCGAAAGAAACACAAAAATGTTTACCAGCCATTTGCAATAAATATTTTTTTGGTGTTAATGGTGTACCATGATAGTGAATCATCGCAAACCTAAAAATTTATGAGTTTGAGTGGATAATTGCCACAAAGGATTATCTAAGCAATAATTTATGCACAGTTGTTCATTAACTTTTAAATCTTCATTATCTTTTGGTTGCAAATAAAAATATTTGAAATTTAATTTTTCAAATAATTTAGGATTTATTTTTTGTGGATAAACTAATTTAAGTTCATCTCCAATTTTTTGTTTTAAATCTTCTTTTTTTGGACTAACACAAATCCAGTCAATATTAGATGGACAATCTAATGTTCCATTTGTTTCTATAGCAACTTCAAAATTAAAACTATGAAATTCTTCTACCAATTCTTCTGTAACCTGTAACATAGGTTCACCACCAGTTAAGACTACAAATTTTTTTATTTTAGATTTATTAGTAGCTGCAAAAATTGTATTACACTTTAATACAAGTTGATATTTATTATATTTTTCACCACCAACAAAATCTGTATCACAAAAATTACATTCTGCATTTTTTCGATCTTCTTCTTTGCCATTCCATAAATTGCAACCAGCAAATCTGCAAAAAACTGCTGCTCTTCCCGAATGAAAACCTTCGCCTTGTAATGTGTAAAAAATTTCTTTAACCACAAACATAAGTTAAACCAACTCCCATGCTTTTACGAGAAATATCTATTTGTGCCAAATCTGTGTAATTTAATTTATTTACAAATTCATTCTCAACATATTCTGCAATACCTTCCATCGTTCCACATTGAACTCTCAAATTTAAGTGTTGATGGTCTAAAGTTTTGCAAACATCTTGCAAATCTTTTTGCAATTTTTCAACCGGAAAAGGGTTTACAGTATAACTTTTAACGTAAACTTTAATCCAATAACTATGACCATGTATCATTGTTTGATTGGTAACATTACAATCAACAACGTGTGACACTTCAATCGTATTTTCTGCAAACAAAATCATTAAATTTTTAGTCATCTTTGTTTGGTGCTTTTACATTTATTCCAATGACAGCTGGTTTATCTTCATCCTCTGGCCTGTCCAATAAACCAGATGCCTTTGCCAAAATTCGCAAGACACCGATCTTATCCCACATCTCAACGTGCAACTCACCCTTATCACTCACCTTAATGCTTTTTAAAGCAGATAATGCGTGTTTTGGAATATCTTCAACTGGCTTAACCCTGACATTTCCATTTTCATCCCAGTCAACAATATCTGTTAATTTAGTCGATGCCATACTCAACAACTCATAAGCAACTGCCTCTCTGTTCGCTGCCAAGGTACTAGACCTTTTTAACTTTGCCTGTACAGTTCTAACACCACCATAATTTTTTAACTGATTGTTTTTCAAAATGGAAGATCATCTTTCATGTCTTCAAAGCCTGGAGCTTTCGTTTCATTTTGTTTTGGCTTTTCAAAAGTATCTAAATTTTTTCTTTCTTCATTAAACTCTTCAACTTTGATATAAACAGATACCCCCCCATTTTTTAAATCACGCACCCAACCGGCAACATTAATGCGAGTACCATTCGGTAACTTAACAACATTATCTTCTTCAATAGTGTAATTACCACTTTCATCTTTTGTTTTTTTTGTTTTATACAAAACGTGGGATGGCCCTTTATCTTTACGAAAATTATTTGGCATTAGTGTGCAACTAAAAATATCTGTCATAGGTTTCTCCAAAAATTGAACAAAAATTGTGTGGTACACCCCCATCGCTAGTGTGGGGGTAGGGGGCGAAGCCCCCTAGGTTTTCTATAGCGATTTTTTGGCTACTCATCAAACGAACATTTGATAATTGTACATCAACCTTGGTCATTAGAAAGGAAAGACTCTAACAGCCTGGTGTACGACACATACTTACAACCATCCCCAAGTTCTTTCTCCATAAACCTGATGAACTCTTGTACATGATCCTCGCCTTTTTCTAAAAGTAAGCTGGTCAATAATTGATCGGTTTCATTCTGGGTTGGGTTGTCTTTGATTTTGTATTTATTTAAAAATTCACTATATGTTATATATACATTGTTAATACCATTGTTTGTGTCAACCTCAGAGTTTAATTCAGGGCTTACTTTTTTATCATTTGGTTTACACACTTTATCATTTGGTTTACACACTTCATCTTTAGGTGTCAACGTGGGGGTTACAATTATTTCATGCTCTTTAAGTAACTTATCCACATTTTCACCACTATCTTTTAGCTTTTTAAGTATCAATTTAGCAGCTTGAGAATTAAGTTCATTTCTTAATTTAAACTTCTGCAGCCTCTGCATGTGAGTTTTAATAGTTCCACTAGTAAGTTTCATCTTTATCTCTCCTTTTTTAATCTTTTCTAGAATCTCTTGATCTTCAATTTCTTTGTCAGTCTTATCTCTATAATCTCCATCAGAAGATAACAATGCTTTTATCTGTGGTAGGGTAGTGGCCTTTTCTTTCTTGTTGCGCCCAAAAACAATCCTCATTGTTTTACCCTTCAAGCCTGGTATTCCAGCTTTGCCCTCAAAGACAATGTACCCACACTCTCGCAACTTCTTAACTGATTTGTTAATAGTCTGCCGACTAATACCCATCTCTTCAGCAATTCTTTTCTGGCTTACATAAGTCATTGCAGAGTCATTGTTGTCGTTAAAAACCTGACCAGTCTTTTTGGTATAACTACAAAACCCCATCAATACTCTAATTTGCAAGTGAGATAACCTTTTATCTTGCCAAGCGTTGAAAGGCATAACAATTAACAGCCTTTGATCTTTATAGTTCTTTTTTTTAATGTCCGGTTGTTCTGAAATTTTAAACGGAACTACCTTGTCGTCACTCATATTAATTTTCCTTGCTAATCCCATTTGACCCTCACATTTGCTTTTTTTAACTTATTAACTACATATTTATAATTAACTCTAAAATTCTTCTTTCTCTGCAAAGTGTAATCATATTTATTGACTGGCACTTTATTTGAAAACATATGTTTGACTAATTTTTTAATGTAATAATGTGGCTGTATATTACTAGCTAACAAATAATTATCCAGGTGTCCTAAAAACAAATCCTCAAACGCACAAACTGTAATAGATCGTGGTATTTGTTTGTGTGGCACTAAACACATATCTGACACAGCTTGATTTACAACTGCCATTAATAACCTCATTTCACTTGTTTGATTGCTCATAGTCATGAAACATACAGGCTGCGCCAAGTTGGTCATGCGTAAGTTTATGTTGATGCTTTGAAACTGCATAGCCATCGCCATAACCTTTTTCATAGCCGTTTTGAAAAATTGAAAACATTAAATCTTTACTTTGATTGAGCAGTAAATAAAAGGTTAAAAGTGTTACAACTAATGCAACAATAAAATAAAATACTTTACTCATCGAAAGTTTCCCTAACTAAGTAAATAAAATCTTTTAGTGAGATACAAACCTTCCAGGCTTGATTAGACTTTCTGAACATTACAGCTGGTCTTTCGCCTGAAAAAGGTTTACAAGATTCAATTGATTGTTGAAACCATTTGTCTATTGCTGCTGTTCCTCGCTCATGTCTTTTAACCTCAACTTGCCACTTGCCGATAGTTAAATCAGAACCACCATTTCTTGTTTGATCTAAGTTCCGTTCAACAATAAAACCAAGTTGATCTGAGAGTAGAGTAGCAGCCTCACGCTCACCACGTTGCCCTTTGTTACGTTTTCCCTTGCCGTCCATTCATCATCCTTTGGAGTCTTTCCTCTACACTTTCCATTGGATGAGGATCAGTAATTATTTGTGGTAGTTTATTTTGAAGTAAATGATTAATTATTTTTGCCTTAGACACTTTAAGCCTCTTACTCGCAGCCTCAAGTTTATCTTTATTACTTTTTTCTAAGCGAACTAAAAATGGACTTAACAATTTATCTCCAAATGTACTAAATGTGGTATTTCTTTAACTGACGATTTAACTAAATATAGTATTTAACATTTATTAAATTGCCGATATCTATATATTATAGACAAAGTGTACAAATATCAAATAAAAATATATTTGACAATTTAGACAGATATCGTTTACAGTTGTATTAAATCATTTTTAAATGGAAAGAAAAATGGAAAAAATAGATATTAAATGCAATAAAACTGGTTACATTATTGTTGGAAATAATGAAATTGGTTACGAGTTTTATAAAAACAAAGCAGACATTAAGAAAACAAATCAATTCTTAGCGATAGATGGAAAACCTTTTGGTGATCTACCAAATGGGCAAATGTCAAAGACAAGGTCTGAAAAATTTTATGGTAAACCATCTACACCACAAATTTTTGATTTGGTTGAGGCATTAGAACAAGCTAAAGATTTTTCAAAACAAAATTAATCATTTTAAATGGAGAAAGAAATGACAATTATGACAGGCAATGATGGACAAGGTGACATTTACACAAATGGCAATTTTGAACTGATAGGTTGTTACAAAGCTGGTCAGTTTCAAACAACAGTTAAAGCAGAATCATTTGATGACTATGTTGCAACAATTACTTATGACCAAAAAACAGAAGTTTACTTAATTCCAGCAGACACAATTAAGTCTGGTTACACAGAGCAAGATTGGGAGTTTTATGCAATTGCATACATAGATAGATGTGCAGACTTTTCGGAGCATGGCAGAGAAATTGTTGATGAAGATGTGGATGAAGAATTTAAAACTCCATGGGATGATTATGTTGGAGAAGACTCTAAGTTAAAAGAAAGAGCAAGACAAATATTTTTTAAACAAATGAACATAACCTTTCAAAAATTAGAAGATTATGGTCATTACGAAATTGAAGTCCCTAAAAGAGATATTGAACTTTTAGAATCTCTTTGTGAACGAGTTGCTGAAGATTTTGAAGGGGGCGATTTTCCAGCTTTAGAAAAATTATTAAGGCACAACACACTTGAAGAAATCAAAGCATACATAAACTTTTATGGACAGCGGTATTAAAAAAGGAAAACTAAATTTATTTATTGTGGGGGTAAATAAAGTGAAAACGAACATGAGAACAAAAGGGAAAATGGCAAAAAAAGGGAAAGTTAAAACTTATTGTATAGCAGCTTATTTCAGAGTAAGTTCTGCCAAGCAAGGTTTAAAAGGTCTTGGCATGGACTATCAAAAGAAGATTGTTGATGATTACGTTTTGCGTGAACATTCTAATTGTATCAATGACGTAAAGTATTTCTGGGAGCAAGAATCAGGTGCTAATGCTAAAAGACCAGTTTTACGAGAGGCAATTGAGTATTGCGAAGAAAATAATTGCAAACTAGTTGTCGCAAAAATGGACAGGCTTTCACGCTCTGTTTCATTTATATCAAGAATTTTGGATAGCAAACTAGAATTCGCAATTGCTGAAGTGCCAGGCTTAGATTCTAAAAGTCCTATGGGTAGGGCAATGTTAAGCATGATGGCTACCATGGCGCAATTAGAAAGAGATAATATTAAAGATCGGACAAAGGGTTCACTAGGCGCAATCAATGCAAAGATTAAGCAAGATGGACATTATGATACCAAAGGTGATCCTACTAAGGGAATTAAAGGCAGAAGGATTGATCGGCTTGGTGCATCAAATGTTCAGCCAGGTGCAATCAAAGCTGCTAAAGCAAGGGTAGACTTAGCTGATAAATATATTGAGGCTAATCGCGGTGCAATTGAAGACATTGTGCAGCTTTTAGCGGTAAAAGGAAAAACTTCTTTAAGGGATATTGCATCAGCGTTAACTAAATGCAAGGTTGCAACACCTAGAGAGTGGGCAAAAATGGAGTCGAGCAAAGACTATGATAACAAGCCACTTTATCAAGCCAAGCCGAAAAAGTGGGGTGCATCGATGGTTCAAAACGTAAAAAAACGTCTTGAGAAAAATGGTAAGAAAGAAACTGAAGATGGTTAAAAAAATGGAACATTTTAATTACAAAGATTTTTCTAGTGTTAGAAAGTCTAAGGACTCTGTCTACAAAAGTGCTTTGTTATCTGGTTATGCGATGGTTTGTAGAGGTCAGTCTATTCATACGAGAGTTGATTTTGCTATTACCAATACAAGTGAAGTGGGTTGGGTTGCTAAATCCTTAGAAACTGCATCAAAAAAACTTTTTAAGTTACAGAAAAATAATAAGAAAAATTCGCAAATGTCAAAAGTTGAATTGATTTTAAATTCAAAAATCGTGCTTGATGAAATGCGAAATGAGATTAAAGAAAGAGTTGATTATCAGCAATCACGTTATCTTGCAAACATATTTCGTAGTGCAAAGTTGAGAAAATGAGTACAAAACTACATTTAGCAATTTTTCAGTATGAAACATTTGATGTTTTCAGACATCAATTTAGCAAAAAAGGACACGCACCAATGTATTCGTGCGTATCTTTTTTCCAATTATTTTAACCACTTAGGAATGGAGCATAGTAAAATGTATGATTACTTATTAGATTTAAAGTGTCGTATAATAAACATTCTGAAAATTTGGCTGTCCAAAACTACATTTAGCATCAAACAACACCTTTTTTGGACAGTTAAAACAAGTCAGATACTAAATAGCCATAAATCATTTCAACCAGATACGAATTTTGAAAAAGTAATATTTATAATTGCTTTGCTTGGAATTATAATTATTTTGTACTTGTTGCCCTTTGTAATTTTAGGGGGGGCAATGTAATGAGTAGATTTTCAACTGATGTAGATTGCTCCAGTTCCAAAATTGCTGTGTTAGTTATGGCAATAATTGGTCAAGAACACAAATTTACAACTCCTAACGAACTCTTGGATCGTGCGTTCTATTTAATAGATACTGGTGAAGAAATGCCACAAAATCTATCAAGGCGTGGCACAGAATTAGTTTATTTTGGCAATGCCTTGGAGTCTTTTATTTTGCGAGAGGCAGCTTTTAAAATTCGTGTCACAAAAATCGACATTTCGCAAAAAGACTCAATCAAACACAAATCTTTGCCTTTAATGGTGTCGGTTGATGCAACAGCTGAGGGCGATAATTTAAAAGTTGAACACGATGAGGAGTCAGGTCTTTTCGTGATGGATGGCGATGAAATGGTTTTAGAAGGTATGGGAGTGATTGAGGCAAAAAATACTGAAAAATACCCATTTGATTCGCCCCCACTTGAACTCGGAGTTATCCAACTTCAATCTCAAATGATGTGTACCAATGCAAAGTGGGGTGCTTTAGCTGTATTGTTTCGTGGAAATTGTTTAAGAGTTTATATGTTTGAGCCTCACAAAAAATTTCAAGAATTAATTGCTAATTGTGCAATTGACTGGCATCGAAGAATAAAGCATTACAAAAAAACTGGTGAGAAAGATTGGTATGACGTGCAAAATAGTACAGATTATACAATTATTTCTTCCATTGATAATTGCTCAAATGTTATCCTTAATTTAGATAAGAAACCTGGTATTCCCCAAAAAGTTAACAGGATTGCTCGTATTAGAAGTCAAGTTAAACTTTTAAAAATTGAAGATGATAATTTAAGCATGGAATTGATGGAAGAAATGCAAAATCATACTAAAGCAACAACACAAAACTTTGATGTTGATTGGGGTTTTAGAACAACAAAGTATCGACCAGCAACAACAAAGGTTGTACCGGAAGTCCAAGAAAAAACAGTTCGCTCAAAAACTTTAAGAGTTGTTTCAAAACAATCAAACGAAGAAGAGGGAGAGTAAATTGAATACTAAAGACATTAAACACGCAATTATAAAAATTATTTTAAATTTATTTTACTCTGACCCACGAACCACAGATAAAGAGTTGATAAAAATTAAAGTTAATGAATTAGTTGAGCTACTTACTTATCATTCCATTGAAACAATTAAAGAAACTTTAAAATCCCTTCAATTGGCTGAAGAAAAAGAGAGAGAAGTCAAAAAGAAACTTGGTGATTGTGTTGTTCCTTTTAAAAAAAAAATAATTAGACAGGGGTATTTGTTTTGAAAAATTCATTAATAAATGTAGACAATTTAGATACTGTTATGGTTTTTGCAGAAAAAATTGCTAACACTCAATTAGTACCACCTAACTTTCGTGGTAAACCAGAGGACATCATGGTTGCAATGCAAATGGGCAAAGAGGTAGGTTTATTGCCAATGCAATCCCTACAGTCTATATCCGTAATAAATGGTAAGCCGTCTATGTATGGCGACAGCTTGTTGGCTTTATGCAGAAGTCATCCAGAATTTGTAGATATTGAAGAAAAGGGCGATGATCGACAAGCAACTTGTACTGTCAAAAGAAAGAACCAAACGCCAGTTGTTTCAACCTTTACAATTGAACAGGCAAATCGTGCTGGTCTTGTCGGCAGATCACCAGTTTGGAAAACTTATCCAGAGCGAATGTTGCAAATGAGAGCAAGGGGGTTTGCACTTCGTGATGCTTTTCCAGATGCACTAGGGGGAATGATTACTACTGAAGAATTAAATGATTACCCAGTTAAAGAAAAGCCAAAAAACCCAATGAACGTAATTGTTCAAGACCCAGCAGCAAAATCAAAACCAAAGATAGAAATGACAGAAATGGTTTCTAAGGAAAAATTAGAAAAAAATTTTAATACCGGTGAGATTGCCAAAAATGTCATTGATAAAATTCCTTCAAGCAAAAAAAAATACAAGGTTTATAATTCACTTAAAAATCAGGAAAGTTATGTTGAGTTTGAAACTTATGACGATGCCTATAAGTTGTATGAAAAAAAACGTAATGAAATTTTAACTAGTTCTGCAAAAGACAAAAATAAATATCTGCAAATTTTTATGCAAATGAATAATGTACTTTTAAAGAATAATAAAAAATGAAATTTTATATTTTAATTTGTTATTGTGGTAATCATAAATATTTTGAAAAATAAAGATGAAATAATATCTGTTATAGATAATTTAAGTGTTTCTTGGGATCTCTTCCTCGAAGATTCAAGTAAATCCTAATAACTACAACTTAGGCACTACATCAAAAGCCAATACTATTCTATTTTCTGTTGATTTGAATGGAATAGTATAGTGAAGGAGAGAAGCTGGAAAAAGACACATAGTTCCAGTTATCACATCAACACTTTGTTCTTTTATCTTTTCTTCAATGCATACAACAAGATTACCACTTTCGGGGTTTAATTTAGGTTTGGCTGGTACATTAATGTACACTGTTCCACTCAACCATCCGTTTTCGTGCATATGGGGTCGCAATTCACCACCACTTTTCATACAAATCAACCAACCATAAAGACGATATGCATTTGGCCAACTTTTAATTAATCCCTCTTCACTATCAATAAAACTAATTCGATATTTTTCAATTTCTATTCGAATAATTTTTTCTATTTCTCTTGTAAGCTCAGATTCTATTTCAAAAACATTACCATCGGTTTGATAACCATTAGTTAATAAATCATAACTTTTTTGAGGAGCTTTATTTTTGTTAATAATATTTTGTGTATTCTCTACAAATATTTTTTTAAAATCATACAAATTATATAAATTACTTTTAAAAACATATTCTAAAGGTTTTGAACAAAATAAATTTATTTGACTTGTTTGATATTTTAAATTAAAACGAGAGACAAGAGACCCAATAATAGGATGAACTACGTTTTCGTTGATAAATTTTTGTAGTAAATTCAAAAACTCTTGTTTCATGTTTAAATTAAAAAAACACCTAAGTAAAAGATAGTTACTGTTTTCATAATTAATTCCCTCAAATTGTTCAATAGCCTCTTTGTTTTTATTGTTAGAAAGTAGCAAGGTGCCTAGTTTATATTTAGCCTGGTTAAAATTTGGGTTTAAAGTTATAGCTTGTCTATAACTTATTTCAGCTTCATCTAACTTACCCAAATTTTTTAACATAATTCCTAACGCATAAGAGGCTTTAGATGCCTCTTCGATAACTAAATAGTTGTGATTTTCCATTTATAAGCCTAAAAGTGAGTGCTAATAACTCCAAATTGTTGGTCTTGGTCTTGCACTACTGTTTTCTAAAGTATCTAAATGTAAAAATCTATTGTCAGCCTTTTGGTTAATTCCAAACCCAGTAAACTCTAATTTTATAGCTAGTTTTAATAACTTTAATGCTTCTCCTCTAGCTATATTAATATCACAGGCTTTACCACTTGCATGAGCGCCAGGGGTTTTTTTAACATATTCAATAGGATGCTCTGGACTTCTATATCCTGAATTAATAGTTAAAGGCTTACCATATTCTTCTCTAAGTTTATTAAGTTTATCAATAAAGTTTTGATCCATTTCGCAAGTATGAGTGTGACTACATTCAAACTCACCACGATTAAAGTATTTACCCCAATCAAACTCTCTCATATTTTTGGTTCTTTCTTTTCTAGTAAATCATTTATCTCATGTGACTTCTGTTTACTACCTACGCTACTTCCGAAGTAATATGCCAATATCATGGTTGTGGCGGAATTTAAAGCACCCAAGACGTATACGAGAATATCTTTAGAACCAGAATTTACATCGACTTCTACAAAAATAATTACTAGAAACAAAGCAAAAGACATCGCTACTGTTCCTAATGCGAGTAATGGGGTAACACATTTATTTAACCAACTGGCATTTTCGCTAGTAGCAATTTTGACTTCTCTTTGTCTGGCTGAATCTCTATCAGCGTACTCAGCTTCAAGTTTTGCAAGTTCTCCTGATTGTTCCAACTGCCTTAACTCTTTCATCGCTTTTGCTTTTGCCTCTGGATCAGGAATTAATTTATCAACAAGTTTTTCTCCAATAGGTAAAAGTGAACCAAGTAGATTTAACATTATTTAGAACTCTCCACGATTGCTTTGTAAAGAAACCAACATAAATAAATAAGAAGCAACGATAAAAAAGTTACAGCCACACCAAGTTTTGTGTGGTACATAAATTGTTTTTTTCTTCTGATAGCAGCATAAATTTCCTTTTCTTTTTTATCTCTAATTTCTTCTCTAAGTTTTTTAAATCTAATCCAACCAGGTCTACCACCCCAGTCAGCTGTCCAATTAGCTGTAAAAAATTGATACAACTCTTTTTCATGTTGCCTAATTTTTTCTTCCATAATAATAATGTCAAAAGCACTATCGGTTGGGTTGTTGTTTTTAATTTTTGCTGTTTCAAATTTTCCATATAACTTTGGGTTTTTCTGTCCAAACTCTTTAGCATTTCTAACGTGTTCTCTAGCATCTTCAATTGCATTTGCATATTTTTTTAAACTACCCCACAAAGCCTCAGAGTTATCAACGCAACTTTTTATACCTTTCAGCGTAGTTGCAGCTACTGTTATTGCGGTTAAGGGGTCTAACATTTTTTAAATCCATATTTTCAATTTTGTTTTTTTTCTTTTTTAATTTTTGTTATTAAACATTCTTCACAAATAAAAGCATTATTATTTTTAAATCTTGCATAACCTAACCTTAACAGTTTGAAATTTTGGCACGTCTGACAAAACAAACGTGTTTGCATCATATTTTTTTACTGGATTTAATTTCCTCTAAATCTTTTTTTGTTAATTTTTTTGGGAAAATAGGAAATACTTTACTCACACTTCTACCCATTGTTTATTATCTTCATCCCAATTGTAAAGTTTGCCATCGGAAGGGTATGCAACTGGAGACTCCCATTTACCTGTAGTCGTGTTTAACGTCCAACTTGCATAAGGCTGTGGTGCTGCAAATAAATCATGCTCTGAATAATATTTATGCCCAATACCAGCATAGTTTTTTCTAAAGTTTGCATTGTAACTTGTTTGTTTCCAAGTGCCACCACCATGCACACCAATTAAATAAGCAACACCAACAGCTTCACTTTCTTTGCCATCACTGTCTAATAAATTAACATTATCAACAACATGAACATTAGTTACTATATTGTTTTCATCTAATTTTGCAAAATGTGCCATTTAAATTCCTTTTGACTAACCAACAATAACAACAATTCCAGAACCACCATTTGCAACTGCACCAGGAATACCACTTCCTCCAATCTGTCCATCCGTTCCGCCACCACCTCCACCGGTATTAGCAGAACCCGCTGTAGCATTAGAGTTTCCTCCATCTCCACCACCACCATTACCACCATTACCACCAGCAGAATCAGCAGAAATATGAATTGCACCACCTCCTCCACCAGCATAAAAAACAGTTGAGCCAGTTATGTCTGAAGAAAGACCTACACCACCGTTTCCTCCATTTGAGGTTGTTCCAGTAGCACCAGCATCTCCAGCACCTCCTCCACCTCCGCCTCCGTACTTTGTAACACTAGTAGAACCACCACCAGCATTACCTTGACCTGATGGAGAAGCTGCACCACCTGATCCACCAGTTGACCCTCCACCACCTGATCCACCATTATTTCCTGTTTGTACTTCTGCGGCTCCATTACAAGCACCTCCACCTCCACCAGTCGAAGTGATTGATGAAAAAACTGAATTTGATCCGTTTCCTCCTTTAATCTGGTCGCTTTCTCCAGTTCCTGAAGAAGCACCAGCACCTACTGTAATTGAGTACGATTGGCCAGGATTAACAGCTAATGTGCCTGTTCTAAACCCCCCAGCACCACCACCTCCCGCTAAAACTATTCCTCCCGCGCCACCTCCAGCCACAACTAAATACCTAACTTCTGTGACACCTGTAGGGGCAGTATAAGTACCATCTCCTGTAAATATATTAATTTGTGCTTTTGTTGCTCCAGAAAAATTAGACATTAAAAGTTGATGAATACCTGTCATAGTTAACTCACATTCCCAGTAATTACAGCTTCTGCCGAGCCTAAAAATAAGATACTGCCCACTCCATTATTGGCTAATGTTAAAACTGCTGTGGCACTTGCAGCCCCGGCTAACGTGCAGAAATTTGATGAAATTGTGGCTGCCGTTCCAGAGTTAAATAGCGAAACAATATCTCCAGTTTCAAAAACTCCACCTACGACATTAATAGTCAAAGCAGAGGTACTACTGCACCTTACATAATTGCCTTTATTTGTTGCACCTAAAGTAAAACCAGTATTTTGTATTGAACCACTTTGATTTACTTGTCTTAAATTTCCATCTGCATCAGAAACTGTATTAGCAGTTAATCCAGCAGACACACTTACAGAATCACTAAAGGATTTTCCACTTAAGGTTTGTGTTGCACTAAGTGAAACATCACCGGTGTCACCTTTAGATGCAAAAGTTTGAAAGGCAGATGAATTGCCAATGCCTCTATTTGCATTGCCATCAAACGTAGAAAGAAAAGTATTTCCATTACCATCAGTTACTAAATCTCCAAAGTTGTAAGTGCTTGTAGACGTATATTGACCAGCTGCACTTAACACTCCCAAGTTTACTGTTGAGTCTTCAAACACACTTGAAACTGCAACAAGATTACTTGCTGATGATGATGCAATTATTGCATCCCTGGAATTTAAATTAATTGGTTTTTCAAATGTAAACGTAGACTCTCCAGAAACAGTTGTTATTAAAAAACTAGTTGTAGAACTGTTTGAAGAATCAAAGTATTTAAATTCACATTTGATATTATCACTTGAGTTGTTGCCGATCTGGAGTCCATGAACTGCTCCTTCCAGTCCAACTCCCATCGTTACCAAAGTGGTGTCAGCACTTATTGTTGTTGGTTTACCTTTAAAAGCCATTTCTAAATCTCCATTAAATTATTTTTATCCACCAAAAATCACACTCATTGCAACTGCTCTGCCTTTTGTTTCATAGGAACTGTCTGTAATTCCGGTTATTGCACTCGTTCCTAATCCAACTGCAATGTCGGCAGTAGTTAAAGATATATGTCCAGTCCTACTTTCAAAACTTAAAACACCTGATGAAGAAATCTCAAAGGATGCATTAGACCATGCGCCATTGTCATATACCTTTAGCTGTCCTGTACTTCCTGATTGATGATAGTACAAACTGCCATCGTTAATTGAACCGGTAGGATCTGAACTAGCTGCTCCATACCAGGTGTTAGCAAATGTAACTGTTGCACTAACATTTGTTGCTACTGTATTAACAGAATCTATTGCAGAGGCAACTGTTGTTATGTCAGTTAAACTTGTTGCAACAGAAGTCACTTTGCCCATATTTGATGAAACATTTGTGACCGGACTAATATTCAAACTTACTGCGCTAACAGCAGAAGAGTTTGTGCTTACAGTTGAAATGTCTGATCTAATTGCAAATACTGCTGAAATCTCAGCACTCTGTGATGCAAGTTGAGTTACCTGGGCAGACTGCGATAAAACTTGAGTGATGTTGGCCGACATATCTATAGCATTAGACATTAGGGCAGAATAACTTGCAGCACCAACCCTCGTTATTTCAGCAGACAAACCAGCAACAGAAGTTATTTGTGTAGATTGTCCAGCAACGCTCACTAAGGTTGCAGTACCATACCCAGCAACTGTTGCAATATCAGCTGTACCAATTCCATTAAAAGTTGAAACTGCTGTTGATAGTCCGGCAACTACAGAAATTTCGGCTGTTGAATCTAAGATGTTGCTGATGTTCGCTGACATTGCAGCAACAACCGGAATGTCAGTTGCTACTGTTCCTACTGCCGAAAGATTGGCAACCATTCCAGCAGAACCAAGGCTTGTTAATTCAGCAGTCTTACTAGCTAGGGCAGTTAATTCTGCACTCAATCCACCTAAAGCACTTATTTCAGCAGTCACATCTTGAATACCAGAAATATCAATAGCAGCTGCGCCACCAATAGCCTCACCGGCAGAACCAAAAGCCAGATATTTATTAGCACGATCTGACACTCTTGGTAGTGTCATGTCTAATCCAGCTGGATCAGTTTGTGGAGCAATTAAAGTTCTTTGTAAACCTTCTTGGTTTTGTTGGGCAAAAATAGTTAATGAATCTAATTCATCGTTTAAAGTTTTAGCATTAAAATCTCCACCAGTCGTAAAGTCTGTAGTGCGTTGTATTGCTCTGTTTCCAATAATTGCTATTTGAGTTACACCAACTGCTGTTGAATTTAAATTAACTTGTCCAGTTCCAGTTGCACTATTAAGAGTTACTGTATAGTTTGTTGATAATTCCAATTGAGTATCATCAGAAAATACAGAGATATCTGTTTCCGATAAAACCTCAAATGTGAAAGCAAAAGTAGTGGCAGATGATGCTGCAAAGACTTGCCTTCTTGTTACGTTGCTTATAGGTATGTTACTCATATCTAGCTTTCAAATGTGTTATATGTTAATTGTACAATGTCAACGTGTTTCATAAAACATTCCTTTATCAATAAGGTTTAATTTATGATCTTTAACTTTTTCAACTAAATTGTTAGCGTTATTAGCTATAAACAATCCTCTAGCTTTTTCCATTAAGTCACTATGATATTTTTTTGTGATTAATTGTTTTTGATATATAGTGGCATTTTGATAAAACTCAGAAGTCATTAATTCAAAAAATCTTGCTTTTGCTGTAAGTCCACCTTCTTCTAATGGGGCATTGTAATAACCAATAAACTCATTATATTGATCTGGTGTAAGTTCAATTTTTGTATTTTCTAAACTCATTACTCTGGACGGCATAGAAATAGTTGAACCAATACTAGCTAACTCTGCATCAACGTAACTCATTTGCTCAGTTGAAACTCTAGTTGGCAAAAACATTTCATATGCTTTGCCTTGTCCTGACTGCACAGGTTCTCCCCAAAGATTTAATCTTGGGGGTAAGTCATCATTAAAAAAAGGTATTCTGCTTTTATACCTATTAAAAGCCTCATAAAATCCTTTTACTCCAATAGGTAAATCTAAACCTTTAACTGTTACATCTGTTGCTGTTGGATCATTTAATCTTTCAATACTTGCAATTAAACTACTTTGAAAACCAAATGGCGATCCCCCAATAAATGCAGTCGTTCCTTGTTTTGCTATTGCATTAACAACTGATTCAAGTTGATCCATACTATCTCCATAAGTAGGATTGCCAGAAATTGCTTTTGATATATCACTAATGCCTGTTAAAAAAGGTTGTTCACTTAAAAAGTTATATATTCCAGCTGCTGCACCATAAAACGCTTTTTCAGTTCTATCGGCGTTTTCATTGTATTTAGCATACTCAGCATAGTCAGCTGCCATCGCAAGAAAAACACTTATAGGTTCAAATCCACTAAAACTAATATATACTTTGTTTTTAGCTTTACTTGCCAAACCTCGTTCTTCCAACATTGCAAAAGTTTTTTTAGCCTCGTCTGACAAGTTATCAGTCGACCCATCTATTACAATTGAATATGGTTTCCAACCAGTTCTCATTAAGGCTTGTCTGTCATTTTTTCTTCCAGGACCAGCACCGGTCATAGTCATACCCATAAATCCATCTTGAGCAATATATGCAAATGTAAAAAAAAGAGATGTTCCCATTGTCATTTTAGCCAAAGCCAAATCTCTTTTAACTCCACCAGCTAATAAATCTGCTCTATATCTACTACTTACCAATGGAGCAAAAGGGGTTCTTTCTAAAACTTGCATTCCTATATTTGATGGAGTTCTAAAAAAAGGAACAATAGTTTTTACAATTGGATTTCTAAATATTGACCGTTCTAATCCCTTTAAAAGGGGAGGTAGTTCATTGGTAAAAGTAGAAACTCTTGCCTCTTCTCTTGCTGCCTCTACTAAGTCATCAGGGGGGTTGTCGTATAAATCTATGGTTTCTTTTTGTGCAAGTGCTATTGCCTCATCTTCTGGTAAACCATTTTTTATTGCATTTCTAAAGGTAGCATTTGTTCTTCTTGAGATTAATCTATTTAACCCCATTCGATACATAGTGCCTTTAAAAAATTCATCTTCTGTTAATAATGCTCTGCCAGGTATTTGCACAGCTGTTCCATAAAGATCAATTCCTTTTCCGAGCCAAGTACTCTCTGAAATATCTAAACCTAACCTTCCAGAAATGTTTTTTAAATCTTCTGAAATATCTGGGTTGCCTCGTAATTCTATTTTAGACAATGGATCTGATGGATTGTTTGTTTTCAATGTTCTACCAGCTAACTCATAGCCTTCCATAAGACTTTTTTTAAGAGATTGAGCATCGGTTATAAACTCTCCCATTTCAACTAATTCATCTTGAGCCTCATCACTAATTTTTGGTAATCTAAATCCTTGAGGAATTATTTCTTTTCTTAAATTTAATTTATCTAATGCTTTTGAAAAACCAGCAGCAACTACTCTCTCTGGTGCTTGATAAATTGCAAATAAACTATTACCTATAATATTTTTTGCGTGAGTTGTTGGAGCAGATAACAAACCATTAATCCAAGTTGTCAACCAAACATCAACAGTTGAACTAAACATACTTTTTTCTGTTAATTTGTTTTGACGAGTTCTATTGCCTGTTGCTTTTATATAATTTGTTGCTAAATCTCTTAATGATTTTTCTCCACCAGTTTCATCTAATATTTTTTGTACTGCATCAACATTTGATGTATCACGTTTAACTCTCATTATTGCTAATGCTCTTGCAGTATTAGTTTGTATTCCCTTAACACCTTTTTGAATCAAGCCATGCAATGTAATATGTTGTCTAAGTTTCAACAAATCCATCTCATTTGCCTCGCTTGTTTTCTTTTTACCTTTTACTGTAACATTCGCTGCTTTTAACATTAACTTGTCTAACTCTTGGGCAGACACTTCAAGCAATTGCATTGCACGATAAACTTGTACTGGATCGCCTTGAAACTCTTTGCCACCTTCTGTAACCCTTGTTATAAATTTTTCATCAATACCAATTTCATTTGCTTTTTCTTTTATTTGATCGAATGTAACTTTCTTTTTTTTAATTCCTAAAGCATCTGAAAACCCACCTATAACAGCAGATATATTTTCACCACTTAAATTATTTTCATTAATAACATTAAAATTAAATTCTTGCTTTGGTGCTTTACCTGTTACATTTTGTTCTGTTTTTCTTATATTTATTTTTTCAACTACATCATCAGCTATTTCTTTATCTACCTCTGGGAAAACTGTTGTTTCCTGTGAAACTTTTTTAGACCTCAATACCGGCTCTTTTTTCCTTTGCATTATTGGTTGCACAGAGGCATCAGGATTTGATTTAATTTTATTTAACTCTTTGTCCTGACTTTCTTTTATAGCTTTACGAATTGCAGATGCACCTTTACCTACACCAGCAACTTGAGTTCCTTCTGCAAAATCTAATTCAAGATTATCTGGTTCTTGAATAATATCAGCAGTATCTACTTCAGCATCTGGGGGTTGTATTTTATCAACTATGTTATCTTCAATTGCCATCATTTTCACCTTGGGAAACAGCAACACTTCCAGCTGCTATTGGAGCAACACTAAACATTGATTGTCCTTTACTAACAGAATCTTTTACTTTTGGTGTTATCTTAATTGTAAATAAACCTTTTTTTACATGGTTGCCAACATTTTGTTTTTCGTACAGATTATCAAAAAAAGTATCTGGTATTTTACTTTTTGTTTGTAACTCTTGCAGACTTTCTTTTCCAATAGCTGTTCTATCTTCATCTAAACCTAAATCATTTCTTTTTGTATATAAAATTGCATTTTTATCTATTTGTTTCAAAACTTTTTCTGCGTTTTTAGGAACAATATAATCGTAATATGTTATTAACCCTTTGTTGTTCCATCTTTCATATTGAACATCCCCAGGGCTAAACGAAACATAATCATATCCCTCGTCAATTGCTTTTGATAACAAACGCTTAATTGCTAATTGTGTCCACTTGTCTGTACTTGTTACAAATGGTGATCTTTCAATATAATTTTGATACCCAGTTTCTTTTCGTTCATTGATTTTTGATATTTTGTCTAATAAAGAATCTAATTTTTTTACATCTTCATTGTTTGCATAATCCGCAGCTATTGCTATTTTTTTCTTAATGCCTCCTGTCAAATCTTTTATTTTTCTGTTATATACGGAATGTTGTAAATCTGCCTTCTTTTCTGCTAGCAAAATTTCTTTTCCATCTTCTTGTACTGTAATAGTATTAATTAATTTTTCATATTCATCAGCAATCAATGCTTCTGTTTCTTGCATTTCTTTTACTTCCTTTGCACTTGGTTTAAAACCTGTGTCTCTTCCAGTTTGCCCCCAGTCAGACTGTAGTTCTTCTACATATAAAACTTTGTCTCCGTTATAATCTCTGTCTGTTGTTCGTATATGAAATAAATTATTTTCATCATCAGAAAAATGTACACCTTCTGTAAACTTAACCTCGTCATCATCTAATTGAAAACGTAACTCCTGATAATTTTTTCCATCAGGTTCAACACGATCTGACCAGCGTGTATCACCTTGCATACTTAAATCACCCTGGTTTTCAGCTAATCCCCTAGCTTGCACTTCTGCTTCGTCTAGACTATAAATGTCTAAATCGCCAGATTCATCTCTTCGCATATCATATCGTTTTCTACCGCCAGAAGTAGCAAAAGCATTTTCCCATAAATTTGATTCTGATTCACTTTCAAAAATTTGATAACCAATGTCATCATTGCCAGTTATCGTGTAACCAGTTTTAGAATCTACATATTTCATAACTGGATTATTATAATATTCTTCCTCTGCCATTTTGACAGCTGTATTATAATCAAGCGTTTTTCCATATACCTCGTTTT